ATGGCAGAAAAGAAAAAGCTGGTCAGCGAGATCACGTCCATGGACGTGGACTTCGCGCAGTGGTACACAGATATTGTTAAAAAGGCTGAAATGGCCGATTATTCGTCTGTAAAGGGCTGTATCATCATGCGTCCGTACGCACAGGCGCTGTGGGAGAACATCCAGCACACGCTGGACGGTATGTTCAAGGAGACCGGTCACGAGAATGTAGCAATGCCGATTTTCATTCCGGAAAGCCTGCTGCAGAAGGAAGCCGACCACGTTGAAGGCTTCGCGCCGGAGTGTGCATGGGTAACGCACGGCGGCAACGACAAGTTGGAGGAGCGTCTGTGCGTTCGTCCGACTTCGGAGACGCTGTTCTGCGAGCATTACGCAAAGATCGTTCGCTCCTGGCGCGATCTGCCGAAGCTGTACAACCAGTGGTGCTCGGTTGTCCGCTGGGAAAAGACCACCCGTCCGTTCCTGCGCAGCCGTGAGTTCTGGTGGCAGGAGGGTCATACCGTTCATGCTACCGCTGAGGAGGCTATGGAAGAGACTCTGCGCATGCTGAACATCTACGCGAAGTTCTTCGAGGAATGGCTGGCCATTCCGGTCGTTAAGGGCGAAAAGACCGAGAAGGAGCGCTTCGCCGGTGCAGAGAATACCTACACCATCGAGGCTATGATGCACGACTGCAAGGCTCTGCAGTCCGGTACCTCGCACTACTTCGGTGACGGCTTTGCACGCGCATTCGGCATGCAGTACACCGATAAGAACAACACCCTGCAGTATATGTATCAGACCTCCTGGGGCGTTTCTACCCGTATCATCGGCGCGATCATCATGACGCACGGTGATAACGAGGGTCTGGTTCTGCCGCCGCGCATCGCTCCGACCCAGCTGGTTGTTATTCCGGTTGCGGCACACAAGGAAGGCGTCAAGGAGAAGGCAACCGAACTGTACGAGCAGGTCAAGGCAGCGGGCATCCGTGCCAAGATCGACCTAAGCGACAATACCCCGGGTTGGAAGTTTGCCGAGTACGAGATGAAGGGCATTCCGCTTCGTCTGGAGGTTGGTCCGCGCGATATCGCTGAGGGTCAGTGCGTACTGGTTCGCCGCGACACCCGCGAAAAGACTGTTGTTAAGTTCGAGGATCTCGAAAAGACCATTCCGGCACTGCTGGAGGATATCCAGAAGTCGCTGTATGAGAAGGCGCTCGCAAACCGCGAGGCGCATACCTATACCGCAAAGTCTCTTGACGAGATGAAGTCCATTCTTGCTGAGCACACCGGCTTTATCAAGTCCATGTGGTGCGGCGACCTCGCCTGCGAGGAGAAGGTCAAGGAAGAGACCGGTATGCCGAGCCGCTGCATGCCGTTCGAGCAGGAGCATATCGCAGATACCTGTCCGGTCTGCGGCAAGCCTGCAAACAAGATGGTTGTCTGGGGCATCGCGTACTAAGTGAAGTCTCAGAATCGAAAAGCTGCACAAGAAAAGTTCCTCATCAGTTGATGAGGAACTTTTTGCACCAATAGAGAAATTTTTCAGCAGATTGAACGGTTTGTGCGGCAGTGATCGGATACCGGTTGCAAAGCTGCAGATCAGGAAGCCGCCGTCTGTATTCTTAACGAGAATGAAGAATGAAGCAATGGCATCCTTCAGGTCATAGATCGAATTTGCCGACGGCTTCATTTTTAACGGACAGTCGAAAACCATCGGCTTGCCGTCATACAGAACGGCGAATTTACAGCCGGCTGGGAGCAAATACTCCCAACCGGCTGCGTGTAAACGGGTAGATAGATTATCTGCAGGAATTATTGCCGCTGCAGGAATTGTTATTGCCGCAGCCGCAGCCGCTGCGATTGTCATTTATGCCGGCACTGCCGGTGAACAGACAGCCTGCCTTGTCGCTCTGCGGCGGGAAAAAGGCGTCGATGGGGAAGTCGAAGCTCGAGAAGATCTCGCACGGGTCCTGTTCACCGCCGACACCGCTGTTCGAGCAGTCGCGTCGCGGCAGACATACATCGTAAGCGGGCATGAGCAGCTGGATGTCGCGCTCGAGCCGGATAATCGAGAACTGACCGAGGGTTACGAACAGCTGATAGCCATCGTTGCTGAGCACGAGATCGTCACCGCCGAAGCACGAGCAGATTGAACGGGGTACTTCGTGCAGAGCACAGCAGCAATAACTTAAATGTTAGAGGTTTGAGGTATAGCAATTTTGGGGTGGATTGTCAGATGGAGGTCGCTTTTGGCTTTGCCGTAGACACGGACGGTTTTATGGTAGTCTATACGGCGGATTACCTGCTTTAAGAGAAGATTTTGTTCTTTTGGATCTTCCAGTGTGGGGTATACGTCCAGCACATGACGGATGAGTGGCGCGGAGTTCTTCTGCGCTTCAATGTCTGTCTGTTTATTATGGAGTTTGCGCTCGATCTCGTGCTTTGTGTTTAGCAGTGCGGTCTGATCCCGGCTGATTGCGGATTGACGCTGCAGGAACGTTTCCTTACTGTAAAAACCATCTTCGAGCAGTTCATAGGTACGCTGCAGACGGCGGTTTATATCGGTAAGCTGCTTCTCGATGTTCTGCAGTGCGATTTCTTCGCTTTTCGTGTCCAGAAGGGCAGGAGAGCTGAGTTCGATCTTGTGAAGAAATTCGCGGAGAGACTGCAGGACAAGGCTTTCCACATCTTCAAACAGACTGGAGACGGTAGAGCAGGATGGATTTTCACAGCCAAACCGGACTTTATCTTCACGGCGGTATGGATGGCGAGACATCAGTTTACCGCATTGGTCGCAGTAGACCAGTCCGGCCAGCGGATTCATCTGCTGGTATTTGCGCGGTACACGCGGCGTAACGGTTTCTTTCATGCGCTGTTGGACGCTGTTCCAGACGTCCCGCGGGATGATCGCTTCGTGTATTCCTTCGTACAGCTCACAGTTTTTATTGACCGGTCGCTTGGTTATCAATTTGCCTTTTTGCACGATTTTTGTGTTGACCTTCATGGCACTGGGGATAAAACCGGCATAGTGCGGGTTCTGCAGGATGGCACGGGTAGTCGCGGGCACCCATTTTTTATCGAGCGGTGTGCGGATCTTCATAGCGTTCAGTTCGTTTGCGATTTCGGAAAAGCCTTTGCCGGAAAGATACATATCGTAGATGGTGCGGATCACACCGGCCTGCGGCTCAACCGGTCGAAGGGACCAGCCGCGGCCGTCCAGTTTGTAGCGTTCATAGCCGTAAGGCGGACGTCCGGGAACGTAGTGGCCTTCTTTCTTGGAGGCTCTCGTTCCGGCCAGCTGACGGCGGCGGATCATGCGGTACTCCTGCCGCGACATGAACAGGCCGAACTCCATCCACTCCTCATCCGCCTCCTGCGTGGGGTCGTAGGTTTTGGCGGGTGTTACGATGAGCGTGCCCGAAAACTTAAACGCTTGGGCGACGATGCCTTGATCGATCGTGTCGCCGCGCGCCAGACGCGAGGTTTCGGTGACGAGGACGCCCTTCCAGCGGCCGTCCTCCACCTCGGAGAGAAGCTGTTGCATGACGGGACGGTTTGCGATGCGCTCGCCGGAGACGATCTCGCGGTAAATTGCGCCGATGGGCAGGGCACGGGACTTGGCAAGCTCCATCAGGATATGCTCGTGCCGGGCGAGGGTATCGCCCTCGCCGTGTGCCTCGGCTTCGAGGTCCGCACGGGATTTGCGGAGGTACAGGGCATAGTCGGTGGGCATGGGATCACTTCCTTTGACAAATTATTTGGACAGGTGGTTGACAGGTGCAAATTTAACGTATATTCTTATTGTAGAGGGGAGGTATTGTTATGCTGACAAAAGCAAAAATTGCTCAGAAAGCAAATGAAATTTGCGAACAAAATAATATTACCCATTATCCGGTAAACATTGTAGACATTTGCAATGCAATGGGTATTGCGGTATATGAGCAATATTTACCCTCCAAGGTTGCCGGTTTTATCGGCGTGGACGATAGCTTGAGAGAACGGTATCACACGGATAAGGTTATTGTAGTCAATCTTGCAGACAGAGCGGTGAGACGCCGTTTTACGATCGCGCATGAACTGGCACATTATGTTCTACACAAGAAAAAAGATGAGACGCTGTATGCGCACAGAGATGTAATCGACACGCCACAGCGAGGAATAGAACGTGAAGCCAATATTTTCGCGTCCAACATTCTTATGCCGGAACGAATGGTTCGGGATGCGCTGGAAGAATTAGAGGAAAGAGATTTCTTTGCGGCATTTGATGAAAAAATCAGATACATTGCAAATGAATTCAAGGTTTCCAAAGAAGCGGCACGCGTGCGGCTGCAGGATTTGAAGATTATTTAATATATGGTTAATAAATATACTGATTTTCACGATATTCTAAAAACATTTCAAGAAGAAAGTGACAATGAAACGCCGGTCAGAACATCTGATGAGCAGCTGATCACGGCAGCTATCAGCCAGGAAAACGATCCGGAGTATGACGCGAGAAATCAGGCCTATACCGAACTGCTGAAAGTATATATTGATGATTATGTGAAAAAGAGCAAATCCAAGAAAAACTATAAATTCTGGTTTTTCGTTGTGTCGCTTGCGGCTTTTGGTTTCATCGTACTGACAGCAATCGTGAGTATCTGGATCGTAACGATACGCGGTAACATATCCCTCGGTGACGTTGGTGTTGTTGTCAGTGCGCTGACCGGTATGATCTCGGCGTTTATTGTGATTCCGAAAATCATAGCAGAACATCTGTTTCCGGCGGATGAGGATGCTAATATGATTGCAATGGTAAAAAGTATGCAGGAAAACGATGCAAAGATACGAACGTACTTAAAACATAAAGAAGATAGTGACGAATGATTTTACCCCGTCTCGGTGTGCCACCACCGAGACGGGAATTTTTTTATTTCATTTCTTCTTTCAACCATTTTGCCGGTATTGGCAAAATGGTTATTTATCATATTGGTGATACCACCGATATGTTCTGCGTTATTCATGCTTGACTTTCCAGATCGGAAAGGTCAGGCATTTTTTTTATGCGTTTGTTTTGCCATATACATGGTCTGACGGATATATTCCTGTCCCTGCTCGTTCAGGGAGCGGTAGTCGTCGATGAGCTGGGTTTCGTCTGCGGTGAGGTCGGAGACCGGTGCAGCGGACGACGACAGACCGTAATGCGGGTCGGTGATTTCGTCTGTAATTAGATAGTCCGTTGATACACCGAAAAAGTGTGCAAGTCCTCGGATGGTGCTCATTCGTGCACCTTCATAGCCTTTGCTGTACAGCCCGATAATTGTTGTGTAGGGTATGCCACAGGACTGGGAAAGTGTTCGCTTATTCAGTCCTCGTTCGTGCATTAACAAGTCGAGCTTGTCAAGTATATTCATGCGTTCATCTCCTTTGCCTTACTATACCACAAAATATAAACGGTTACAATAAAAATATACCCTTTCTGATAAAATGCTATTGACAGATTATCAGAAAGGGTATATTCTATATTCAAGAAATACGAGTAAGGGTATTTCAAGCGGTTGAAAGACCGCATCCTATGACACGACCTCCCAAAATATTATTTAGATTGGATTATTTGAAAAGACTTGCCAAAGTTACACCGGTTTCAAGAGCTTTGCCGATTGCAACAAGCTTGGCTTTCATTTTTTCAGTACGCTTTGATTCTTCGATTTCGAGAATAGAATTTCTTTCATTCTCTAATGCAACACGTGCACGGATTTTAATAGTTTCCGGCGTATCGGGATCGTTCATATCCACCAGTTCAGGCGGAAGATTGAGATAATATTCTACAGGTTTCAAAGCATAACCTCCATTTCGGGCGGGAGGTCGTACATAGGAATTTTATTATACCACCATGGAAGGAGAAATGTCCAATGTATCCTAACTTGGAACTTGAAATGTTCAAGCAGAAGATTAACACCAAACAGCTTGCCGATGTCTGTGACATCAGCGAAAGTGCGATGCGGAATAAGCTCAAGGGCAGAAAAGATTTCAAAATGAGCGAAGCGAAACAGGTTATGGGTCTGTTTCACGCTGATTTTGAATATCTTTTCGCACTGGACGCCGAGCAGGCGGAAGGGAAGGGGTGAGATCATGAAAAAGGACGATCTGGATCTTGCGTTCTCAGTAATAGAAACAGCGGCTGTCCATCTGCATAATGGACTACCGCTGTTTCTGGAGGGTGATCTGTTCGCCGAACGCAACGAATGGCTGCGCGAGTCTCTTATCCAGGCTCTGCTCCTGTCACTCGATCTGCTTCGCCGAGAAGGTGCAGAGGTGGAGGAAACGCCCCTGCTGGCATGGGTTCGCCGCGCATATACATCAGAGTAATCGCGGCACAGCATTTTTGACATTGCGTGCGGCCCTCCATAGCATCACAGCCGTTGCACATGGCAAAAGTTTTTCCATCCTCGGTGACGGTGGTTTTGGTATAGACCGTGTGCTTCATCCACGGATGGAGCGGACATATCACCAAACAACTGCGCTGAACGATTTTACACACAAAATCACCTCCTTTCTGCTTCAGTATAGCAGAGAAGGTGGAAAGAGACAACGAGGAATGTATGAAAGTAAAGATTACCATTAAGGGGAAAGCTGGGCAGGCCGGTACACTTGCCGAAGCACTGGACGGCTTTTTGGAAGATGAACTGAAAGTGCGTGCAAAGTACCCTGAAAAGACACAGTATGAAATCCATGTGGTACAGCGGACATTTTATCGTACAGTGAAAGGCTCGCGCCCTGCTAAGGACGCCGAGCAGGCGGAAGGGAAGGGGTGAGGGACGTTAGATGGCTTTTTACGAAAAGATTTCCGACTACATTGAACAGAATGGCATTAAGCAGACTTTTATCGCTGACAAGTGCGGTTGGACTAAACAGAAGCTCTACAACTTATTACACGGTAGAAACCGTATATCGGTGGAGGACTATGAGGCAATCTGCGAAGCACTGAGCGTGCCTTTCGATTTCTTCTGTGAGGATACGACAACCCCCGCCAGCAGCAGCTGACGGGGGTTGCGGGAAATTAGTTTGCTGCCGCGATGAGTGCATCTGAAATAGACTTTGCGAGTTCGTTCAGCGCACTGGTGTTAGCAGCACAGATTTCCTCAAAAACATTACTGAAAGGGATGAGAAGATGGACGAACTGTTAGAGAAGAACGCCGAAGAAATTATGCTGAAAACAACAACTCTCCTTGCCGACTGTGTGGAGAAGCTGAGCAAGGAGAGCAGTCCGGCGCAATCGAACTATACCACGGCTAAGATTGCAACCTGTTTGGAAATTCTGAAATTATTCCATTGAATAGTCCAAGGAGCACACCATGAAGTACGAAGTTTGGGTTCTGACTGAAAAAGGTCATATTGCGTACCAGTGGACGCAGTATTTTTGCGACAGCCGAGAGGTTGCGCTGCAGAAGGTCGAGGAATGGCTCGGCAAGGCGGAAAAGATCGAGGTGAAACCTGTATGAAACCATTCAACGAATACCTCGCCATGACGGCAGAGCAGATCATGGCTGACCCGGACGCGCCGGAGAGCCTGCGGATCGCTGCCCGCATTGAGCTTGAGAAAGCACAAAAGTTCAATTTAGAGGCAGAGGCGGCACGGACGGCAACAGACAAGCCGGTCTAAGCATAGGCTTTAGAAAGGGGTGGTTACGGTGGCAATCGTGGCTGAATATCATTATCCGAACGGTACGGTTTACATTGACGACGACTGCTACCGTGACGTTGCGCCGGATGAAATGCAGCGGCGCATTGAGCGCCTGCAGAAAACGGCGTGGGAATTATATCTCAAAAACGAGAGGAGAAAGGGAAATGAAAACCTGTAAGATGGCAATGGCCGCGTGCGGCGCGGTGCTGGCCGGTGTGGTCTACGGCTGTATCGCGGGCTTCTGCCCGCGCGGCGATGCGGTCATTTGCGCCGGGATGATGGCGCTGTGCCTGGCTTACTGCCGGGCAAGCATGATCTATCGCAAGCGCCGCCGCCAGCGGCAGGAGGCTGAGGCCCGCCGCGCTGCCCGCGAATCGCTCAACCGCGCGGTCTGGCGTGCGGACTTTATGAGGCAGATCAGATGAAGCATCCAGACTGGAAAGAAACCAAGGTGCAGCGGCGGATGGTCCGGCGCATTGCCACGGATTTGGCGATGGATGAGCTCTATATGCAGAAAAAGGCCGAGGCAAAGCGCAAACGGCAGTTTGACAAGCTGCTGCTCGAGCGGTGGCAGGCTCGGCAGGAGGCTAAAAAACAGGAGGGCGGCCATGCAGAGATTTAGCGGATTGGAGATCAAACCGTATTCTCAGCTGACCGAGCTGCCGCGGGTGCGGATCGACAGGGTGCGCGTTGAGGTTCAGCGCACCCTGTTTGGCGAGGTGGAGTATCACCTTGTCGGCACGATGGGTGACGAGGGCAAGGCTTACCCGATCTGCGCTCCCTTTACCGAGCTGCCGGATGTATGGGAGCGAAAGAAAGAAGTAGAAAGCGCCATTTTTAAGGCGCGGCAGGAGGAACAATATGCGAAAAAAGGAAAAGACGCGGGTTATCTGGAAACACCCGCGCGGCCGGTTTGAGATACAGGAGACCGAGCACTACAGTCTTTATGATCACTGTACATATTACACGCGCGAATGCGTATTTACGCCGCAGGACGATGCGCGCGGGCTGTGCAGCGAGGTGCCGACAGGCATTTTTGTGCCGGAACTGTGTACGCCGCAGAAAGGCGTGCAGGGTCCGGTCTGCGTCGAGGACGTAGACCAATGGTGCGAATGGTACAAAGCCGGCAGAAATGTTGCGGATATCGCTGAGATGGCAAGACGCAGCAAAGCGACCGTTGCAGCGCGTCTGCGCGCACGCGGACTGCTGCCCGCTCCCGTTCCGCGCGTGACGGATGAGGAAGTGCGCGAAATGGCGCGGCTGTTCGCTTCCGGCATGTCCGTGCGAGAGGTTGCGAAAGCGACCAAACGCAACATGAGAACAGTGCGTGAACACCTGAGAGAAACGAGGGCTATCAGATGAGTTTACATAAGATCAAGGCGGCAGTGGACGCCGCCGAGGGCAACGCCCGCCAGATGGGCGAAGTGGTGCTGATGATCGCGCAGGAGAACCCGCACGCCGCTGAGGTGATCGCCACTGACCTTGATAATCCGGAGATGAGCTTTAGCAAGTGCTTCAGCGCGCTTTATGAGTATGCGAAAAAGCACCAGAAGAGCGGTTTCTGGGGCTGCATGTGCAACAGCTACGACCCCGAGAACCCGGTGATCAAGGTCGCGGCTGACTTTTATAAGGTGGATTTGGGTGCGGCGGCAAGCGAGACGCCGGAAACCCAACCGCTTGGGCGCGGCAGTGATGATCTGGATTTGATGAGTCTGCTGTAAGGAGGCGGGAACGTGTTTGAGGTCAACGATATTCCGCCGATTGACGGCTGTGAGCTGCAGGAGCTGATCGGTGAGAACGTTCGGCACGAGGAATTTTTGTTCTTCCGCCTGTACGCCGGAGATGAGCATGATTTTTTTATTCCGGACAACTACACGAAGCGGTATGAATGTTTCTGCACCGCCTGCCGAAATCGGTTTACCGAGCCGCATACGGCAGGCCCGGCGAGCAAATGGCAGATGTGCCCACGCTGTGGCAGGAGCGTTACGCCCAAACGGTGGACGGCAAACGATCATGCGGCGGCGCTGCGCAAAACATCATTCGCGTTTCACTTTTTTCAGGTCGGCGCGCACGGCGAGCTGTGGCTGACATCCTGTCAGGTGCGGATGAATCCATATTTTCTGGACAGCAAGTATATAGCGAATGAATACTGTCGGTATGTATTTTCTGCCGCCGGCGCGAAAAAGTGGAGCTGGCAGTATGACGGCTGGGCGTTGCGGAAAAACTGCACGTTCCGGCACTGGTACGACATGGGCGGCGGCCGCCGGGATGATTTCTGGGTGCTGCCGAGTGAGCAGGAGCTTGCGGCAAGCGCTTTGCGGTACAGCCAGCTTACCGAGGCATTCGCTACGCTGGATGATCTGACCGGGTATCTGGCGCTTTACTGCAAGTATCCGGCGGTGGAATACCTGTGGAAGATGGGATTCGGCCGCTGGCTGCGGGAGCGCGAGCAGGGCGGCGGCGGCGACTATTTCCGCAGACTGGTAAACCTGCGGGCGAAGGAGCCGAAAAAGCTGTTCCGCGGACTCGGGGAGGCGGATGTGCGGCTGCTCCGCAATGAAACACTTTGGACTGCGGCGGAATACAGCTGCTTGAAACGGGCGGGCGCGGCGCGCGCAGATTCCGCAAGCCTTGCGTTCGCCCGGGCGGTAGATACGGCGATGTTTGATGTCGCTGCGTTTTCGCAGCGCTGCGGCGTGACGGCGGCAGAACTGCGGAAGTACATTGAAAAACAGCGGAGGTGCTCTGACCTGGGTCTGTCGGCGGTGATGCGTGAGTTTGCCGACTATCAGGATCAGCTGGAACGGCTTGCGCCGAACGCGGACAAGCTGCCGCATGATCTGCATGAGGCGCACGCACGATTGAGCACGCGCGAGCGGCATTTGCTGAATCGCGGAAGAAACGAGAAATTCCGCACACAGCGGCATTTGCTGCAGTGGATGAGATGGAAGTGGGGCGGGATGTTTATCCGCCCGATCGACAGCGCAGAGGAAATTGTGCGCGAGGGCGAGGAGCAGAACAACTGCGTTGCAGGCTATGCAGGTCGGCACGCGAACGGCAGCACCATCATCATGGTGCTGCGGAAATGCAGCGAGCCGCGCACGCCGTGGCACACGGTGGAGATCGACCCGGAAACGCTTGAGTGCCGGCAGTGCTACGCGGCACACAACCGCGCACGGACACCCGAGGCGGCAGAATTTATGAATTTGTATTTAGAGCATCTGCGCGAGATCGCGAAAATTGTCAGGAGGACGGCTTAAATGAGCGAAAATGTAGTTGCGGTTCGGTCGATCGAGATCGTGACCGCCGAAATCACGATGATTCGGGATAATGCCCGCAAGGTTTTCCTTGAGAGCGTGATCCAGATCGGCACGCGGCTTGAGGAGGCAAAGCAGATGGTACCCTCCGGCGAGTGGACGGCGTATCTGACGGACAAGCTCGGCTACAAGCCCTCGACGGCGCAGAACTACATGCGTATTGCGCGTGAGTTTGGCGGCGGTCAGGTGAGTATTTCCGGCAAGACCGCAGCGGATGCCTTTGGACAGTTATCCTATTCGCAGATCCTTCCGCTGCTCGGCATGGCTGAGGAGGAGCGCGAGGAGCTTGCGGAAGAGAACGATCTGCCGAGCATGTCGAGCCGCGAGATTGCGGCGCTTGTCAAGGAACGGGACGAGGCAAAGGCGAACGCCGACAGGCTCAAGGAGAAGGACAAGCTCCTCAGAAGCAAGCTCCGCGAGGCAAACAAAGAGCGCGACAAAGCTCAAAGCTCGCTCTCGGACGCCACGCAGCGCGAAAAAGATCTCGCCGAACGTCTCGACGAGCTCGAAAAACGGCCCGCCGAAGTGCGGGAACTGACTGAGGAGGAGCTGGAGGAAATCCGCTCCAAGGTACGCGAGGAGAACGCCGAGGCCGCCAAGGCGGCAGAGGAACGCGCACGCGCGGCTGAGGAGAAGCTGGACAAGGCCAAGAACCCTGCGGCGCACAAGGTCAATTTTCTGTTTGGCGAGGTGCGCGGACTGGTCGAACGACTCGAGCAGGCGCTCGGTGAGCTGGAGCAGACGGACGAGGCCGCCTGCGAGAAGTTCGCGGCAGTCATTGCGAAATGGCTGAAAGAGAGAGGCGACGGGCTGGCATGATGAAAATTCAGGATTTGCTCGATTTTTCCGTCATTGATTTTGAGATTCGGGATTTTCCCGACAACTACAAGGAGGTAAAGAAAAACATGAACGCAAAGAGAGCTGCAAAGCTGCTCGAAATCGCCCGGTACTACGGCGAGGAGAAGCAGGTATGCAAACTGATGGAGGAGCTCGGCGAGGCCGTGAGTGCCGCAAGCGAGGTGCTGATGCTGCTCAGCTTCCACGAGCAGGGCGGAAAAAAGCGTGATCTGGAGGCGCGGCTCGAGCATCTGGCCGCCGAGCTGGCGGACGTTTTCAATGTCGCCGAACAGGTTATCGCCCTTTTCGGGTTGGAAACTGATTTCAAGGTTTCGCGCCACGCGGGCGTGCAGAAAACCTTGAAGCGGATTCGGGAGGAGGTGCAGGCGAATGAGACACGAGATGAGCTTGCGCGGCGGAATCTTCAATGATGCGGTCGATTTGTTCGATACGAAGCTGCGTGATGTTCTGAATACCCTGCTGCGGCAGGGCTTGAGCGAGGGCAGTGTAACACTCAAAGTTAATGTGGAGCTCTGGACTGTCGGCGAACAGGACGAGGACGGTGTTTATCACGACACCAACAAAACGCATTTTGATTACAATGTCTCCTCGGCTGTCACGCAGAAAAGCAAGTCTAACGGCGAGGTCAAGGAGATGCTTAAGCTGCGCTGCGTGGACGGTCAGCTCGAACTGCGCGATCTTGACGAGAACACGCTGTTTGATATTGTGGAGGGTGGTGTTCAGGATGGAGCGCAGCCCGACAGAGACGGCACACCTGGTTGATTCCCATTACAGCCGGAGCTTCGGCAGACCGCCGGATAATGAAATGCGTGAGTTTATCCGGAATGCTGCTGAGAACGGTCTGACGGCGGACGAGCTGATCAACTGCATGACGGCGGCTGTGGTTACTTACGGCTTCGGCGCGTATGAGCGAGATTACCGCAAGGTTTTCGTGAGCGAGGCGCGGAAGGTTTGGAAGATGAAAAACGGAAAAGAGAAAGCCAGCCCGTGAAGGGCTGGCTTGATCTGGCTTTACATTTTATATGTTGCGGCGCAGATGCAGGAGTCGGCCGCAAGAGGTGATTTATGATTTTTCAAAAAGAAGAAGCTAATGGCGCACTTTATCAAATGTCGCTGTATTCTACCGGTTTTGTGCCCGGTGAGAGCAAACGGCAGCGCGGAGAACGACAGAAACAGACGTCTGAGGCAAAAAAACGAAGCAATGCGCTAGCTCAGCGCTGGAAAGTCATGCAGATTATGGCCGTGAATTTTTGTGAGATGCGCGATTTGTTTGTATGTCTTACATACGCCGAGGCCCCGGAAAACGAGGGTAAGGATTTAGAGGCATTCCACAAGGCCATGCGTAAAGCAATGGCAAAGATGGGCGAGGAGCACGCGTATATCATCTTTCCAGCGGAGCATGAATTGCCCGATTGTCCGGTGCGGGCACATTTCCACATTGTAATGCGCGGCATTACCGGTGCCGGTGCGTTGGCCATTATGACAAAAATTATTGCGGACTGCTGGGGCCACGGTGCGGTAGACGTTCGGCCGTTGCGGCAGAACACGGAATTTTTTGAGGATACGGTGAAGTATTTGCTCAATCAGCCACATAGCAAGGGACGGCGTGCCTATTCCTGCAGCCGAAACCTGAAAAAGCCGAATGAACCGCTGCGTTTGCGTTTGCCAGATAGCGAGGCTGGAGAGGTTCCGCCCGGTGTGAAAGTGATCGACAGCGAAACGAAGGAAAACCAGTACGGCGTATTCCGCTATCTGGTCGGCGTGATCGTCGATCGAGCAGCTTTTGACGCATACTGGACACGCCAGAAGAAACGCGCTGCACCTGATCCGTGGGAACGGATACGGCGCAGACGCAGGAGATTATACAACAAGCCTGCCAGCGTATGGCGGTGTTGAGAGAAAGCGGGGAATAGCCGCTTTTGTGGCTTGTAGGGGGTCTAACAATTCCCCTGCGGTTTATCGGAGAGGTTCGGACGAATGAATACAAATTGTAATCACATTACTGTTTGTACTCTCTCAAAGGACGGAGCGCGCGGAAGCGCGTAACGGTTACGGCAGTAAGGCGGGAAATCTGCGCGGCAGGAGGTGCAGCACGGCACAATGACAAAAGACAGATTAAAACAGGTGGAAAGCCTGGTCTGTGAACTGGAAGAAGAAAGAGAACGGTTTGCGCGGGAGGCGCGGCACCACAAGCGGATCGAGGAGACTTACGGCGTCGGCTGTCTGTTTGGCCGGGATGCACTGGACGCGGCACGGGATCGGCTGCAGGCCATTGAGGCTGAGTGCCAGGATGAGCGCGACACGGTGCGGCAGTGGATCGACAGCGTTTGCGACTCCATGACGCGGCGCGCCCTGCGGCTGCGGTACCTGGACGGCAAAAGCTGGAGCGAGTGCGCCCGGCGGATGGGGTATGCGGATGAGAGCGGACCGAGGAAGCTGGTCGGGAAATTATGGTCGAAATAGCCGTGTCAAAAGGTGTTCCTTTTCGCACGGCAGATTGACGGCGGTATTTTTATCGGTATGGCGTGCGAAAAGGCTTGTCTTTTGATTTACGGACGTTCCGCGAGACAACAGGACATTTTGAGACGCATTAAGCAGGCAGGAGGTCAAATATGGAAAAAGTATACGGATATGCGCGGGTCAGCACGCGCGAACAGAATCTCGACCGTCAGATTGCAGCGCTGCGGCAGTACATCGCCGATGAGCGCGACATCATCACCGACAAGGAGAGCGGCAAGGACTTCAACCGCCCGGGATACCAGTATCTGCGTGAGGTGCTGCTGCGGCCGGGCGACACGCTCATCGTTAAGAGCCTTGACCGGCTTGGACGCAACAAACAGCAGGTCAAGCAGGAGCTGGAATATTACAAGGCAATGGGTGTGCGCGTGAAGATCATCGACCTACCGAGCACGATGGCCGACTTTCCCGAAGGTCAGGAGTGGATCTGCGAAATGGTAAATAACATTATGATCGAGGTACTTTCCACCATCGCAGAGCAGGAACGGCTTACCATCCGCCAGAGGCAGGCCGAAGGGATTGCTGAGGCGAAAAAGCAGGGACGGCAGCTCGGCAGACGAAAAACCGAGTTGCCGGAGGATTGGGAAGAAGTCACAGCCTTGTGGAAAAGCGGGAGCATAACCGCGGTACAGGCGATGGACCGGCTCGGACTGAAAAAGAGTACGTTTTATCGGATGGTGCGGGAGCGGGAATAAAAAAACACCGCTCTGCGGCGGCGTTGACAAACACGGTGGTTTGGGTGTAAAATAAGGGTACAAAAGGGACGCAGCCATGAACGGTTACTCACGATTGGTTATGTCATTGAAAATGACCGCAATCTTGGAGGAGGGCGGTCATTTTCTTTTGCTGATTTTGAGAATCAGTTCAGCAAAAGCTATGAGAAGGAGACAAAACTGAAATAAATCAGAAAATGTAACCATCATAGCATCACCTCCCCTCGTGTTGGGTAAGGTGGGAATAACCGCACATAGCGTTAACATGGCTGCGTCCGCAACAACAGTATAACACACAAATCGACAAAGGGCAATCCGAGAGGGTTGCCCTTTTGTTATGCGCTCCTGCGCGTTCTGACGGACGCGCTCGGGCGCTTTTTTCTGCCGGAGTAAAGTTTTCCGTTTTTTCCGTTTTTCCCGATTATACTTAAATCCAGAAAAACAAGACACGCGCGGGAGGTGATTGGATGCAGCAGCGCGGGAGTAAGTATGACCAGAAAATCAAAGACGAGGCGCTGGCACTGATTGCGTCCGGCGTGAAAATCTCCAATGCGTCGGTGCGGCTCGGAATCCCCAAGAGCACGTTATCGGATTGGGTACATACCCAGAACGAGAGCGACGAGGACGGTGTGGCTGCACGGCGGGAGATACGCCGTAAGCAGATCGCCCGGTGCGAGAAGATCGGGGACAAGGTGCTGCGTGCGCTCGACCGCAAGGCTGAGGCCGCCGCGAAGGACACCCGGACCATCAATGACGGACTGGCATTGCTTGAAAAAGCGGCCAAGGACGGCGTCATCGCGCTGAGTGAGGCCGAGGTGGCAAGTCTCAGAAACGTTGTAAGCGATTACACCGGAGTCGGCCTGCGCGAGCTGGCCGGAACCATGAAGGATGTTGCGGCAAGACAGGAAATGCTGGAGTCCCATCTGGCTGAGAAGGAAGAAGCGGCTCCGGAGATCAACCTGCAGCTGACGCTTGTTGATCCGGCAAAGGCGGTTAGCGATGAATCTTGATTTTCAGATCACGCCGAAACAGCAGCTGTTTATGGACACGGATGCTTTCGAGGTTCTTTACGGCGGTGCGGCAGGCGGCGGCAAGACGTTTATTCAGGCGCTGGACGCTCTGGTGTACGCGCTGCGGTATCAGGGCAGTAGGCAACTAATCCTCAGACGCACGTTTAAGGAACTCGAACGCTCCATGGTGCCGCAGACGATGGAGTTGTACCCCGCCAGTGTGGCAAGCTACAACACAAGTAAACACATTTGGAAGATTGGCAAATCAACCATTGAGATGGGATACATTGCAACCGAGGGCGATGTGCAGCAGTACCAGTCCGCCGAGTACGACGTGATCCGGTTTGACGAGATGACGCATTTTACCGAGAGCATGTACACCTATATGATCTCTCGCGTGCGCGGCACGAGACCGTTTCCAAGACACGTCAAATCGACCGCTAACCCCGGCAGCGTGGGACATACCAACGCCAAGAGCCGGTTTATCGACATTGGCGCTCCGATGGAGGTACACCGCTGCGAGGGCGGCACGCGGCTGTTTATTCCGGCCAAGCTGGAGGACAACCCGTTTCTGCTGACCAAAGACCCGCAGTACGAGGAACGTATGAAAAACCTGCCGCGCGAAATTTACATTGCGCTGCGTGAAGGCAACTGGGATTACTACGTTGGGCAGTATTTCACCGAGTTCAAGCGGGAGCTGCACGTTGTTCGTCCGTTTGAGATTCCGGCATGGTGGAGACGGTATGTTGCGATCGACTACGGCCTCGACATGCTGGCGGCGTACTGGATCGCGGTGGATGAGAACGATTATGCGGTGGTTTACCGTGAGGTTTACCAGCCTGACCTTATCATTCCGGAGGCGGCCAAGCGACTGCTGAACGCAAACTGTAATGACGATATCACGGCATGGTTCGCGCCAAAAGACCTGTGGAACAGGCGGCAGGAGACCGGCAAGAGCGTATCCGACTTGTTTGCGGAGTACGGTCTGTATCTCTCCAAGGTGAGCAACGGCCGTGTGGCCGGATGGTACGAGCTCAAGCGCCGGCTGCAGCCTGTGCCCGATGTGGATGGTACACTCAGACCGAAATTGCAGATTTTTGATACCTGCTTGAATCTCATTCGCACACTGCCGGGCTTGCAGCACGACGAGAAGAACCCTAACGATACGGCAACCGAGCCGCACGAGCTGACGCACGGACCGGACGCGATCCGGTATTTCTGCGATGGATGCCCGCTGCCTGCGGAACTGCCGAGAGTAAGAGACGAGGATTATCTATCAACTGAGGAGGAAATGGGAAATGTATTTAGCTATTAGTGCCGTTGCGGCGATGTGCGCTTTTCTGGCTGCTGTGCAGACCCGAAACGCCAAGCGCTTGGGCGCGGATTTGCGGGTAAAGACCGTAGAAGCGGAATCCTTTCAGCTGACCGCGCGGACTATGGAGAACCGCCTGCACGCCGAGGAGGCGGTACGCGCACAGCTTGCGGACCACATTACTAAGCTGGAAACCGCCCTGCGCGAGAGCGAGGACACGGCCTGCCGTCTGCGGCAGGAACTGCAGACCGAGCGCAGGAAGTGCCGTGAACTGCAGGAAGAACTCGACACCACCAAGGATGCACACGACGCGGCAATCAGCGCGATGTGGAGCGCCCGCAACGAGGTTGATAATCTCAAGCAGGAGAACGGCAAGCTGACCGAGGCGCTGAACACCGAGCGGGAGGCTGCAGAGCACTTGAGAGAGGAATTACTCAAGGAGCAGGCGTACCGGCTGAGTACCGAGGGCCGCATTATGCGTGAGGTGAATAATCTGCTCTGCTATGACGGAACCGCCCACGGGCAGGAGGATTTGAGCGATGAATGAGCAGAAAATCACGCTCACGGCTGACAGGATACAGGCCGAGTACGAAAAAGGTGTGCAGTACAACACCGGCATTGGGTTGTACGAGAACGTCAAGCAGTGCGAGAATTTTGTGGAGGGCAAGCAGTGGGAAGGACTGAAATCCAAGAATCTGCGGCCGATCACGATGAATGTACTTGACCCTATCGTACATTACAAGGTCGCGCAGATCGTTTCCAACGATGTGGATCAGGAGGTTGAGCCGTTCCTGCCAGACGAGCAGGCCGAGTACGCGGCGAAAATCCTTGAGCAGAGCATTGATCGTGTGGTTGAGCGAACAAAACTGAAAAGTAAGCACCACATGGTCCTGCGTGACGCCTGCGTGGACGGTGACGCTGCGCTGTATTTTTACTTTGACGCAAGCAAGCAGTCCGGTTTGGGCGGTGTGCAGGGAGAAATCTGCGCCGAACAGGTGATGAACACGAATATTCTGTTCGGAAATCCATCTAATGCGAACGTGCAGGAGCAGCCGTACCTTATTATTGTGCGCCGCAGACCGGTATCCGAAATCCGTAAGGACGCGAAACGGCTCGGCTGTGCCGAGTGGGAGAGCATCGAGGGCGATTCCGACGGCCTGTACAAGGGCGACGATCAGCAGACCGACAGCGACAACCTCGGAAATGAGCTTGTGCGGTTCTGGAAGTCCGAGGACGGCAGGGTACACTACTGCCGCAGCTGCGGGCGCGTGATGATCGAGCAGGATGTGGCAACGGAAATGACACTCTATCCCGTCGCGTATATGAGCTGGAAGCCGAGAAAGAACTGCTATCACGGCGTGATGGAGATCAAGCCGCTCATCAACACGCAGATTGAGATCAACAAGCAGTGGACGGCGCTTGCGATCATGCTTCGCAACAATGCGATTCCCAAGCTGGTGTATAACCGAAATAAGTTCCCGGACGGCTGGAACCCGGATGCAACCAGTATCGGCGTGACCGGCGATGTGAAGGACGCGCTTACCGGCGTTGCAGGCTCGATGCCGATTCCGACCGAGGCCACCGGCATTACGTCAACAATGACGGACGCGCTCAAGAGTGTTGCCGGTGCCAATGACGCGGCGCTCGGCAACGTCAAGAATCCGGAGAACAGCAGTGCGATCGTAGCGGTACAGACCGCGAACGCTGCGCCGCTTGCACTGACCAAGATCGCATATTATCAGTTTGTCGAGGACTACGAGCGGGTGCTCATCGACATGATGCACGCTTACTACGGGATGCGGCAGGTCAAGATCACGGACGAGGCGACAGACCCGGAAACCGGTGACACGCAGGAGCAGACCCGCGTGGAGATGTTTGACTTCGGCGCGATTCCGGTGGAGGCGCTGGACCTCAATATTCACATTGGTGAGGCAAGCTACTGGTCGAGGATTCTGCAGGTGTCCACGCTCAACAACCTGCAGACGGCGGGTGTTATGCCCAATATGGTTGAGTTCCTCAGCCGCATGCCGGAAGGCTCGGTTAAGGATCAGGAAGGTTTGGTCGAGGCTGCAAAGAGAGTGCAGCAGCAGGCCAGCATGCAGCAGGCATTACAGGGAGGTTTAACGAATGGATAACACGAATGAGAGCAAGGCGGAACGCTTTGTAAGACTGGCAGAGCCGCGCGTGAACCGTGCTTGCAAGGCAATCAGCATGATCGGCCATCTGGCGGCCAGCTCGTATGAGTACACCGAGAAGCAGGTTGAGGCCATGTTCGGTGCGATGCAGGAGGAGCTGAACACGCAGAAGGCGAAGTTCACCAAGGTGACGGACCGGAAGTTTCGGTTTTAAGAAGGGAGATACGGCATGAAAACCTTTGAAGATTTGACGCTGAAAGATGTAGCACCTCTGACGGAGAGCACTGACTATAAGGATCGTTTTCTTGGTGAATTTCTGGAAACAAATATCCGCTATAATAAGCTGCGTAAGATGCTTGTTAAAGCAGAAGCTCACAATCTGGATTTTACGCCGGACTGTCCGCTTGATTTGCTGATTGAGCAGCAATTTCACATGGGTAATTATCTGCACGCGATGGAAGTTCGTGCAGAGTACGAGGGGATTGACCTCGGTTTCTGCATTAAGAGCCTTTTACGTGATTTGGAGCGTGCAGAGGGCGGCTGCTGCGTGGAAACAGAGGTCCCCACGAGATAATAACAACCCTGTTCCGGCGTTCGGACGGGCGGGAGCTGACCTCACCCGCCCATTGATTCCCCTTATTTCTTTCTGATGGCGGGCACCCTCGTTCGGGTCGAGGGCGTCCGTCCGAGCGCCGGAGCACGATATTTTCCTGCACTGCGGCGGGCGTGGGATTCTCGCCATATTATCCCCGTCCGGGTTACGCATTCCCCGTGCGTGCAAGGATACAAGCGGGTGCAGTACCAGCGGAACGGTGCTGCGTCCGCCGGAGTGCAGGAACACACGATAAACACACGGCAATGAGACGAAAGTCTTTTGCATATAGGAGGATTGTCTAAATGGATTGGAAGACCAGCAATCACATGGGCGGAAGCGAGATCCGTGACAGTATCGGTTTACAGTATTTTGCCGAGGACGGCAATACATCCGACACCGGCGCGGACATGGACGGTTTTAACGGCGACGATTTCCTTGCGGCGCTTGAAGGCAATGACGATCTGGAAAACCAGCAGACCGCCGCCGAGGGCGCAGAGGAGACCGTGCAGGACGGCGCGGAAAACCAGCGCGCCGAAGAGCAGCAGGAAGAACCGGAGAATCAGCCGCCGGAGGGCGGCGAAGTACCGCCGGAGACGGTGGAACAGCCGGTGCAGACCGTGCCGCTCGTCTACAACGGACAGCAGATCCTGCTGCCGGCAGACGCAGTGCAGGCGCTGACCGGTGCGCTCGGCGCGAACCCGGTCGAACTGCTCCAGAAGGGCATGAATTATGACCGCAAGGCTGAGCGGGAAATGCGTGTACTGGATCAGTACGCCGAGGCAAGCGGCATGAGCCGCCAGCAGTACCTCGAACAGCTGGAAAGCGCACGCAATGAGCAGCTGCTTTCGGCTGAAATTGAGAAGTGCCGCGCGGAGTTTCCGGAAACGCCGGACGTGGCTCTCAAGGCGATCGCTGAGGGACGCATGGCCTCCCGGCGAGTAGCCGAAGCACAGGCCGCCGAAGAGCAGCGCGCACAGCTTACCGCCATGCAGCAGAGAATTGATCAGACCGTTGCACAGGCCAAGCAGGACGCGACCGTTAAGGCGTGGGACGAATACGAGACACTCGCAGACGTTCACAAACCGGAGGACGTGCCGCCGCGCGTGATGGAACTCGTGAACAGCGAGGGCATGACGCCGGTTGCCGCGCACTGGCGCTATATGAGCGAACAGGCACAGCAGCAGGTCGAAATCGAGAAGAAGAACAACAAGAACAAACAGATGAGCCCCGGCTCCATGGGTGGAGCGGGCGAAGAAGCCGGATTTGACGCGGATTTTAAGCGTGCATTCGGCTACTGAGAAAGGAGCTATAATTTATGCCTACCGATTTCCATGATGGTCATAATCTTGCCAGCAAATTTGCGGGCAACTTTGAAAAGCAGTGGAACGCGCAGTCTTACGTTAAGCCGCACACCAACGGCAACCTGAATTTTGACGGTGTGGACACTCTCGAAGTGTATGTACCGACCACTGTGCCGTACCATGAGTTTGACCGCGATGCGGCGGCAAATCGCTACGGTGACCCGAAGAACATTATTCCGAACTCCCACCGTTACCGCATGCTGATGGACATGGCATATACCGGTGTCATCGAGCTCGGCTCCGCTAAGAGCCGCACGATTGGCACTGCGACCGGCGAGTGGATCAAGAATCAGAACGAGTCTGAGGTTATCCCGTTTGAGGACCGCTATGCGCTCAAGAAGTTTGCAAACCTCGGCACGATCAAGGAGGCTGGCTCGCTGACCGGCGACACCGCGCTCAAGGCGCTTGAAAATGCACGCCGCGAGTTTGTAAACAAGCGCGTACCCAACAGCAACCGCGTTGTCTGGGCGTCTCCTGAGTTTGTCGGTCTTATCGCCGAGAGCAAGCAGTTCACCGAAATTGAGAAGCTGACCGTGGACGCTGTTCGCAAAGGTGAGCTCGGTCAGTGCAAGACCTTCCGCATTATCGAGGTTCCCGAGGATATCATGCCGGCAGGCGTGCATTTTCTCGCGGCTCACCAGTCCGCGCTTGTACAGGCGGACAAGCTCAATGAGCTCAAGATCCACAGCAATCCGCAGGGCTATTCCGGTCCGCTGATCGAGGCGCGCAACCTGTTTGACGCCTTTGTAATTGGCTCTCTGGCTAAGGGCGTATACTCCCTGGTCGAGACCGGCAAAAAGCAGGCGTGCTCGGTCAAGATCGCGTCGCACACTGCAACGATCACCGCAGCAGGCGCAAGCGAGATCAAGTATACGCTGGACGGCTCGGACCCGCGTTTCTCCGCAAAGGCGAAGTCCGTGGTAAACAGCTCGGTAACTACTACCGCAGGCCAGACCATCAAGGTTGTTGCTTTCGGTCCGGACGGCACCTTTACCTCGGATGTGGCTGAGGCTACCGACAAGTAAAGACCCATGAGGGCGGGCGGCTGCCCGCCCTCTGTTTGTTAGGAGGTGAGAGCGTGGCGACGACTATTAAACGCATTTACACGCTGGCACTGGCGAAAATTATTGAAGCACCCGGCACGGATGTCGATTATGACAGCTACTCGCCGCCGCTGCTGGACAGCCTGCTTGTGGAGGCGTTACCGTACGAGAACGCCATCCGCGCACAGCGCGGTGACGCGGAACTGACAAGCGCGCCGGAGATCACGGCGATAGACAGCACGGTGCTCGACTGGGACGACCGGATCACGCGCGTGGCGCTGCCGTGGGGACTGGCTGCGGCACTGCTGTTCGACGATGAGAACCGCAAGGCCGAAAGCGTGATGTTTCGCAATGAGTTTGTATCGGCATTGGAGGACGCTGCGCCTGCTGTGCCGGATTACGGGGAGGAGTAAGCTATGCCGCGTAAGGTTACGGTGCCGGATTTTACGGAATCCGAGGAAGGCACCAAGCATTATAAGCGCTTTAAGGGTTTGGACTACTCCACCGACGAGACTCAGATCGACGATGGACGCTCGCCGCGTGCTGTGAACGTTATCGCAGACGAGGGCGGTTTTCCTGAGCGGCGCTATGGATGGCGCACGCTGCTGCGGTTTACCGATGCGGACGGCAAGGCTGTTCCTGTCGCCGGAATCTTCCCGTACGAGAATGATAATGACGAAGAAAACCTGACGCTCATCGTCCATGCAGGCAGCAAACTGTATGCGGTAAAGCTGGATACTGACTATAAGGAAGTAAAGGACAGCCGCAAGGAGCTGCTCGACAAGCTGAACAGCGGCGGCCGCAGCCAGGGCTTTTATATGCACGGCAAGCTGTTTATCCTGACCGGTGAGCACTACGTCGTTTACGACGGCAAAACTGCCGTACACGCGGTAGACGACAACGCCTATTGTCCGCTGACCAGCTATCAGCGCAAGGCGGCAGGCGGCGGTGAAACCTACGAAAACGTTAATATGCTGTGCAAGTGGCGCAAGAATCGCTTTATCGGAGACGGCTCGAGCACGACCTATCAGCTTGACGTGACCGGCATTGACAAGGACTGCACGCCGACAGCGGCCTACCTCAACGGCAGTGCAATCCCCGTGAAAAGCTACGATGCGGAAAAGGGCACGGTGACGTTTGAGACCGCACCGAGCACACCGGAGAACGCCGGTATCTCCAATTTTGAGGTGAAGTTTGCCAAGACCACCGAGGACCGGAAGAAGATACTCGGCTGCACCATCTTTGCGATTTACGGCATGGACGGCAGCAGCAACCGTGTTTTTGTTTCCGGCAACAGGAAGCACGCGGCGATGGAATGGTTTTCCGGCCTGTCTGACCCGACATACTTTCCAGATATCAATTACAGCGTGGTGGGGTCAAGTGATTTCCCCATCATGTGCTATCTCAAGGCACAGGGCGAGCTGCTGCTCATCAAGAAGGACAACCGGCAGGAGGGCACGATCTGGCATCACTCAGGCGCAATGCTGAACGATGTGGCAACCTTTCCGCTGAAAGAGGGCGTGCCCGGCTACGGTGCGATTGCAAAGTATTCCTCGGCAAACCTCAACGATGATCCGCTGTATCTCAGTCCGCGCGGCGTATATGCGCCGACTACGACGTATTACAACAACATGCAGGTGCGGCAGTTATTCTGCCGGTCGAGGCGTGTCAACCCCAAGCTATGCAAGGAACGCAGACTGGCGGACGCGGTTGCCGCCTGCTGGCGCGGCTGGTATGTGCTTGTGATAGACGGCTGCGCGTATGTGGCAGACGGAAATCAGGATAAGGCCGACAATGGCTATGAATGGTACTACTGGACGAACGTGCCCGCAAAGGTGCTCTGTTCGCACGAGCAGGCGCTGTATTTCGGCACCGAGGACGGCAGAGTTTGCCGGTTTAATGACGATCTGGTAGACGAGAACAATGACATTATGATGAATGCGTTCTCGGATGACGGCGCGGCCATCCATACCGAGTGGGCTACCAAGCTCGACACCATGAATACACCGATGATACTGAAAACCATGCCCAAGCGCGGCAGCGGTGTTCACCTAAAGGCGTACACGCGCAGTGCGGTTGAGATTTGGGTGCGGCTTGAGACCGACCACGGAACGCTCATGAAGCGCGTGACAGCGGATCGGCTGAATTTTCATTATATCGGCTTTGAACGGTTTCCGTTCGGAACGGTAGTAAACTCCATTATTCCGTTCCTGTTCAAGCGCAAGGGCTGGAAGGCGATTCAGGTCATTCTGCAGTCCGACACGGTGGACGAGGGCTTCGGCGTGCACGAAGTGGTTATCCGGTACTTTGTCGCAAAGTACGCAAAGAGACAGTGAGGTGAGGACATGACGTTTGATGAAAGCAAAATTTCTGCCGAAAAGGCGGCGGAGACCGGCGTGCAGAGCCAGCCGGACGCGCTGACCGGATCGGCCGAGGAAAACAAGAAGGTTTTCGATCTGCTGCCGCTGCTTATTATCGAGATGCTTAACAAGCTGATCGAGGCATTGCAGGCCGCAAACAGCGCCGGACAGATCGGCGCCGCGGCGTTCCCCAACGTGGCCGGCTGCTCTGTTCAGGAGCAGCTGCAAAGCATCCAGAAGAACCTTGAGGACTACCGCAGAGAGGTAAAGGAGAACGGCGCGGAAAACGTCGGCATGACGCCATTTGACGGCGTGACCGCAAATACCGTGCAGGCGGCGCTCGAGCAGTTGCAGGCAAACCTTGTGCGTTATATCAATGCTGTTAAATCCGCCGAGGGCGCGGGCAGGGTCGGCATTACGCCGTTCAAGGGCGTGACGAGCGGGACCGTGCAGGCTGCACTTGAGGAAATCCGCAGACAGATCGACGATGTAACGGCGGGCGTTATCCCGGACTACGGCGTCACCACTATCAAGCTGGCGCTGCAGGCCGTGACGGCGGACAGGCTGGCGCAGGATGTGCTTGATATGATCGAGGCCGCAGAGCCGGCACGCAGCACCAACGAGCTGGACGATTACACAATGGAGACCGGCCGCTTTGGCAACGCCGGTGCGGGATGGAACACCTTCCGGTTCCGGCATGCGTTTGAGGGCGTACCGGTTGTGACCGTGACACCGAAGGAATTTAACGGCTTTTGCGAAATTAAGAACGTGACTGCGGAAGGATTCCTCTATTGCCTGCGTCAGCCGAGTTTGCAGGGCGGCACAGTTGCGACCGCGACCGGCTATATCGGGTCGGATACCGGAACGTCACCCGGTCACAGCCAGATCACCTATGTTTCCGGCGTGACGCTGCCGACATTCGGCACGGAAACAACGGCAGAGAAAGTAGAAATGGACTATATTGCGATTGAGTTTGGAGGTGACGAGTAATGATCAAGAAGATTCAGCAGGATTTCAGCTATTACTCGCATGAGTTTAAGGATAACTACCGAAAAGGCGTACATCGCCTGCGCACCATCCTTGCCAGCAGGGCACAGGCACAGGCGTTTGTAAGCAATGCGGGCGGCACTGCGGTGGTGCTCGGCTATGAGCCGAGCGCGCCGGATAAAAACGCACAGGAGCTGTATGCGCTGCTTGCGGCTTCGCCTTATATCGACGATGCGGTACAGACGTTTCTCGGAAGCATTTACGAGGCAGGCGCGGAAAGTCAGGACGCGATGTACTCGGACAGCGCTCGCTGTCTGGAAATCCTGCACGATCCGGTTATGTCTCGTGCCGCTGGTGCCGGCACGGTAAGCGCCGGGAAATGGATCGCAACTCTGGCAGGACAGAGCTGCAATTTGTACAGGGATATGAACGCGGTTGCCGCCAACGATATCGCTATGACGGCAGTGGCTGCAAGTGAGACTGCAATGGAGGCGGTAATCTCCGGTACTATCGCGCTCAACTCCGTAGCGGCAAACGAAACTGCTATGGCAGCTGTAGCGGCCTCTCGGGTTGCTATGTCTGCTATAATTGGCAACTCGACTGCCCTTAATGCCGTGGTGACCTCTTCGGTTGCTATGGCAGCGGTGATCGGCAATAGCACAGCACTCAATGCGGTCGTGTCGTCCCAGACCGCTATGACGGCGGTGGCAGCGTCTTCGACCGCTATGGCGGCGGTGGCTGCGTCCGATGTTGCCGTGGCTGCTGTCTACGGGAGCGCGGTTGCAGTTGATGCCGTCAAGGCCAATGAAACAGCCTGGGCGACACTCACGGGAGCGACCAGCGCAGTTATGGGCAAGGCCGCGGCGAAGCTGGCCGGTTTGAATCCTGCGGACTATGCCGACATGGCGGCGATTGCGTCGTCCTCGACCGCTATGGCGGCGATTGCGAACAATAAGACCGCTATTACCGCCGTAGAAGCGTCTGCTGTTGCGAAAAACGCGCTTTATAATAGTCCGCTCAAGACTTCTATCTCTAATATTGCAAGCACGAGCAGCTGGACAACGCGCCGAAACGGCAAGATTTGGCTTATTTCTTTCCGTCAGACGTGGAGTTCAGGCAACACTTCTATGCAACACCGGAGTACGTTGAAAGATGGCGGAACAGTATCTTGCACGGCTTCGCAGTCCTATAATACGGATTACCGCATTGACCGTTTTATGGACAGCATTACCAATTACAATAGCGCCGGCGGTATCGGAAACGTCTGCACTTACTACTTTATTCCTTGCTAA